AAATCCATCTCTATTTCTGCGAACACGCATATTGGATGCTGGGATATGTCCAACATATCCTATTGTACCGTCAACTTTTCTGCCAATTTCCATATATCCATTGCCAGTTGCCTCATAATCAACATCTATTTTTTTCATCGTTTCGGTAAAACTCTCATCTTCATTTAAAGAGTCTATTACCTCATACATTCTAGACTTACCTCTGGAAATTTTTCTTCTTAAGAAATTTATTTTTTCTGTGTCAGAATCATCGATTTCTTCCAACTTTTCTTTAGTTTCTGAAGTTTCAATAAAATCGTATCCAAGGCCTACTGTGTTAGAAACCTTGGCGTCTACTGCGGCATGGTGGGGGGAAGAAACTTCATAAATTCTTGCAAGGTAGTCCATGTTATAGGGCGGCTCAACGACCTCAAACATTACATATCCAGTTGCGTCTGGGTCTTCAATCTTCTTAGATTTTACGCCAGATACTCCCTGGTGAAACTTTTGTAATTGCCTAGTATTCTTTCTTTTAAAGGAAGGTGATAGACCATCATATTTATTGATAGTCTCCATACTCTCTAGGAATGGGTCGGATGATGATTCAGAAGAGTATGTAAAAAAGTCATTAGATGAAACTACATTAACTTCAGAAGATGAGTCTTCTATATATTCTGTCATCTTAATCCCTTATTGTTTGACATAAGTTCATCTCTTGCAGCGCCATAGTCAAGTTCATCTGGGATAAGTCCCCACTCCATGCGCTGCTTCTGATATTCGTATTCTTCATCTGTTACTCTTCTATTTCCTGCTAGAAAAACTGGTCGCCCTTCATTAATACCAAAGGACTTAACCGCGTCACGGAGAAGTTTAATCTTTTCTTGGTCTCCTTGTTTCGCTGGTATGTTTAAAAAGTTTTTTTCATCATCAGCGACAAGCGCCCCGTCTGGCATTTCCCATAGATAGAGGCCGTAGTCAGTTTCTTGGACCTCTGTTATTTTAGTTTTTCCCATATGACTATGATACCATTTTTTTAACCTAAACTACAAAAATGGGCTGCGTAGTGGACAAATTAGTTCGCTAAGTCTATCTCTTCCCACGAAGATGTGACAAATTTTACCTTTGGAAGTTCCAACATTTCAAAATACTCGCTGTTTCTATAATATGTTTGAGGTGCTGCTGGCTCATCTGTTACAGATATAGTTCCTCCAGATATTGATCTAGAGACCCTTCCTATTAGGTCTTGATACTTATCTGAGACATATGATGCTGTATCTGTAGGAGTATTTTCATATACACATATTTTACCTATTGAACCATTAATCATATTCTGTGAAGATTTATTATTTCCTAGATGTATACTAGAGTCTATTTGTGCTGGCAAGACTACAAATATATGATAGATCTCTCCTACACTAATTTCGTAATTAGATGGATTAGTTATTAATTCACCATCTATATATAAATCATATGTTCCATATTTATTAAGACCGTCGTCTGAATATGAAAGCCCTGTAGAAGTTGCTCCAGATAAATCAAATATGTTATATGTTTCTGATGAATTGGGGTACTTTGTTACTTTAAATACTAATTCAAATGCATCGTAATCTGAAGAATTTTTAACAACCTTGCATCCAGTAGAAGCACCACGGTTAAACTTAATTCCTATATTTGAATCATGTGCCAATATATTAGTATTCCTACTTTTTATAACATATGAGTTATTCAAAAAGTTTGAACTTATATCTGTATTGGGGGTAAGAGTAAAGTTTGAAAGAGATGAAGTAATTGCATTTGAATTAAAAGATGAGGCGAACAGGTTGTTTATCTTAGGATTATCTGTATAGGAATCTTCTGTGACTACCTCCGCGTTTATAACAATTGGCTGCGGGTCAGAATAACTAATGCCAGGAATATTAGAAGGCTCAGTAACAATTGCATTGTTTACAAATAAGTGGGGCTTACTCGCGTCATTAAAAGTAATAATGCTATTGTTTGATTGATCCAGGCTCGTTGCTGTATATTGCAATCTTCCAGTTTGAGAAACATTTAAGTCTCCATTAAATCTAAGCATATATAGTTCTGGAGAATACCAATTTATATCAGCAAAGTCTGTAAGTGAGTCTATCCCAAAGTTCCTTATCCTGTCTGGGAATGCATTCTCAGATGAAGGAAGGTTTCCTAAAAAGATATCTGTATATGATTCAACATTAGATATTTCTATATCATTAAATTCCTGAGAGCCCACTTTTGCAGATAATGAAAGTTCAGTAAAATTAAATGCTAAATTATATTGACCAGTAGTTAAAGTATTAGATTGAAAGAGTAGGTTTGGAGAGGGGTCTTCTGATTCATCTAAAATATACCCCGAAATTTTGTTACTTTCCTTTTTAATTATTAATGCATAGGCATTGCTAATAGGAGTTATAGAAAGTAAAACTCCATCTCCAGAGGTGGAATCTAGTCCAATCTGCATTCTTATTGTAGATGAATATGGATTGAAGTATTTGTCTACATTATCTATATTTATGTAACAATCTCCAGAAAAAGATATACCTGTAGAATCTAATTCATACGACCCGCCAAAAAGTCCGTATGAAATTGATGCTGGCTTGACGATAGGCATATAAAAACCGTTATTTGTATAAATCAAGTTTTGAGAAACTATTTGATCAGTCTTTGCTAACTCAGTTATATCTAGTTCCTTTGTAGAATATATTGAATTATAGTCAGTATTTATACTGTCTCCAGAATACCTAATGGATAAACTATCAGAAACATCATTCCTAGCATAGTCTAATCTTTTTAATATATGACTTCTATTTACTGCAAATGGGTAGATGGCTACGGATGATATAAATAATGGATCACTTGAATATGATAGTTCGTCCCAGTAAACAGCATAGTTAGATTTTTCTAAAAGAACTGCGTCTACAAGAAAAGTTTGTCCCGCCGTCCCAGCAGTTGAATCGACAATAATTATTTCTGCATAGTTTTCATTGTATCCAGGGGTAAACTGAAGACTAACCTCCTGCCATCCATCAGAATTAGCAATAGTTAAAGAATCTTCATAAGTATTAATAACAGTAGTAGAAGATATTTCATCATAAGTTTTACAAATCAATTTAATAGAAGAAGATTCTTGACCAGTGGGGACTCTCACCTGTGCAGATAGTTGATACGTCTGGTATTTTTGGACAGGTTGTTTATCTGATAGAGTTATTCCAGAGTTTGCAAGTGCCGACTTTGATATAGAAACACTTTTATTACCTGAATAAGATTCTAAATTATTAGTAGAGATTGATGTTCCACTTCCATATGCAGACCAAAACTCTGTTCCCTCCTCAAACGACGGATTAGAAAGGATGTTCCTTGGAGTAGAGCAGGGTCCAAATACTACAGACGGTATGAGAGAAGTATTTATTAAATCATTAAACCTAAAGTCCTCATCAAGTGTTACTGATACAGGATCTCTATCGTCAAAGTACAAATCGATTTTCCTGTTCATATAGGATATCGCTACATAGTGTTGGAGTTCCCAGTCAATCACCTGAATGCTTTCTGTCTTACCAGAAGATTCTATAAATACTCTATCTCTTTCTACATAGCAATTTAGGAATGTTCCTATCTTTAATAAATTATGTCTATATGCTGGAGGCTTCTCCACTGCGAACCAAAATTCAATGGTCGCTGGCTTGTTTTCAGTTCCAGAAATAAATAATTTATATATGTTATCTAATGTGAGGGATGTTTGTTCTAGAAGTTTTACGCAACTTTCAGTTCCAAAAACTATGGGCTTTATATTATTATGATCGTATTCAAATACATTAATGTTATTAGTTAGCACATAGTCTTCTAATTGGTAGGCACTACCCTCATAAAATTGAATTCCATCTATTAAGAGTTCATCTCCTATAGATCCAGAATCGGTACTTGCTACCCCCCAAGAAATGAAATAATCATTATCGTTAGGAGTTGCTATTAAGTCGGTATGATATATTGTTGTCCACTCAGATGAAGAAATTTGAAATTCGTTAGAAAATCTAACGGGCTCTGAAAGTGTAGATCCACTCTGAGTTGTAAAATATTCGATTCTAATGCGAGCGTTTCGTGATCCCTGCCCCCTTTTGACTCGGGCAATCATGGTGTATCTTCTACCAGGATACACTTGAATCCTTGATCCAGAAGAAATTTTTGTAGATATTGCTTCTGTAGCAGAGTTAGCAACTGCTTTAAGACAGGCACTTCCCACATAGGAGTCTGAGGTAACTCTAGATATTGAAGTATTAGAGTCTACCGCTGACCATCCAGAGGTAGAAGTTTCTAGTGAATACTGATTCTGAGTCAATAAGTTTTCTACGCCAAAGGATGGGGATTCCCAGTAGCCTAGCGGCCTGTCTGACAGAACGAGTTGGGAATAGGACATATATTAATTATATCTTATTTGTGGGATAATCCTGTGTTTTCTAAGACACCTAGGTTTTTAAAAAATCTTTCTGAATCAAACCTTTGATTATCCTTAGAAAAAATTCTACCAATTTGTAAGGCTAGTTCCTCATATATTCTTACATCTAGATGATTTTTTATATTTTTTAGTGCATCTGATACTTCAATGTATGTAGATCTCATAAAAACTGGATCTATTCCTGGTGGTCTTTTTATTATTTTTTCAGACACTCTCCCCGATGGCTCATATAAAGTTACTTTTAGAAAATTTTTTGCGAATCCCCAATCTACATATGAATCATACACTCTTACTGCATCTATTGCATTATCGTAAGATATTATAGATCTAGGAGGATTCTCCCCGTCCCTTGAAATAGATATTATGTAATGTCCAACAGTTCTTTCTTGAACCCCTTTGACATATTCATTTAATATTCTTTCATTTTCTGGATTGAGTTGTCCCCATTCATCTCGTATAGTATCATTCATTAAATATCTTTTTTCTTATATGCCTGTACATGCTCTGGATTAAATGGGTCGTATCCATCTACAAATATAAACGCTGTAGAGATATACTTGTACCCAGATTTTACTGGATGTGATTGATGTAGATATGGATGGGTGGAGGGAAATATCAGCGCTGACCCTGCCTTTGGCTTAATCCAAAAATCCAGATTGGGATCATCTAAATTAGTACCTGGCCTACTCTTTCCCTCTCTATCGATCATAAAGGAAATCTCTCCACCTTCACAGTCTTCATTAAAATATAAGACTATAGAATATAGAAGATTCATATCCCCATCTTGAGTGTCATGATGCACACCCAGACCACCTCCTGGCGGGTACTTACACATATCTAAAGATGGAGAAATATTTGGTTCAATATCTAGACCCCTATCTGTTACAAATTGCTTGGCTACTCTTTCTATTGCACTTCTCATATTTTCTATGATTTCTTTTTCCAGCAATCGGTTATCTCCCGTAGAGGAATCTCTTTTGTCAAAAAAGAGATCCTTTCTTTCTCTATGGCAGGAGTCCTGCTTCCACATTGAAATAGATTGATGAACTTTCTCATCTTCGTTTATTCTTTCTAGATCATCTATAACTTTCTGCGGGTCTTCAATTACATCAGTGTAATAGAAAATATTGTCATAATAAATTTTTTCTAAATTCACTTATCCCAACTCCTCTATTTTATATTTTTCACCGTTTTCAGAAATTTTATAGCCCTCTTCTAAAAGAGTTTGCCATTCTTTTTTCTGAACATTCTGCTTTTCTCTAATACTTTTCATCTCTTCTTGCCATTGTTTTTTTAGTTCCTCTGGGTATGCAACTTCATCCCTATCGTCCCAAAACGATCCTATGGTATATCTAGTACCACTTTTTATTAAGGTAACCTCATGGATATTTTTAAATCCTCCTGAAAAGCAGGCAAGCATTCCTTTCTTGGGATATATTTCTATATCCTTATTTGTAAACTTTAAAGTTCCACCAACAAAGTCGTCATTCAAATATAAGAATGCTGCGTATCTACTTCTTTCAAACGGGCTTGGATTTCCTTCAAGGTCGGTGTTGTCTGAGTGTGGTCTGGCGTATGCACCTGGCTCCCATTTTTGACTATGAAATCCAATCTTGAATATTGAACTTTTATCTAGTCCATGAATAGATGCTACACACTCAATAAATCTATCTTCAAGTTCTGAGAAGAAATTATTATTCAAACCAAATTCTTTTACCTCTTCATCAGTGTCTCTTGGAGTTACAGAAGAATATGACTCATAAAAAGATATTGGCATCCATTCAAGTCTCCCGTTTTCTGTTTGCTTGTCTAGAATCTTTATTACCTTTTCGCACTCTTCTTCTGTAATAAAATCTTCAAATACAAGTATGTCCTCTGTGATCCTTTTTTCTATCATGGCTGCCTCCTTCCAGTATGTTTTTTTATTGTCCAAAAGAACGGTACGGTATACCTAATTCCTGATTTTATTTCGCTAACTCCATGAATATAGTTCATGTCTCCTGGGAAGAAGTATGCTGACCCAGCCTTTGGCTTGAACTGAATTCCTTGATTGGGGAAGTATAACTCCCCGCCCTCATAATCATCATTGATATAGAAAAGCCCTGCAATGTCGTACCACGGGAAATCATTTGGTTTGCCTGCGTCTGGACCAGAATGCAATTCTTTATCCGCGTGTGGCATTTGAAATTGACCAGGAAGCCATCTTACCATGGCAGGGCTAGTAGGAGCGGCATCTACTGAAAAATATGAATCTACTTCAATCTTAAGCCTAGCGACCATACCTTCAATAATATCTATTATTGATGTGTCTATTTTAGATATATTAGGATAGGTAATAACTCTGTCATCCCAGTAATTTGAGTCATATATTACTGTTCCATTTTCGTTATAGTGAGTTTCAGTCACATCCCAGACTGTATTGCCTCTGATAAAAGAATTTAACTTATACAACTCTTCTCCAGTTATAAAGTTATCTAAAGAAATAATGTTTTCTGGAGAATCGCCAAAAAATCCCGATGGGGTTATAGATTTTGGATGCATCATAAGTACTTTCTTCTAGACCAAACTTTATTCAAATAAACGCCTCCGCTTGGAACGCGAAACTTTGCGCTATTTTCTACATTATTATTATACATCACTTGCTCGTCAGGATACTCATATTCCTTCTCCCAATCATCCCTCTTAAACGGAAGCAATTGTAAGTACGGAGTTCCTTGTGGAATAGTACCCTCCCATCCATCTCTAATAAAAAATGGAACCGTACCTGGAAGACTAACTTTATCGTTATCCACAATTCCTGTAGTATTTAAAAATGGTAGGTCGAATCTATTAAATGGCTGTGACCATAAAACACTATAGCCGTCTGGAGTTTTAATTCCCCAGTCAGGCCACCACGCAAAATGTTCTTTTCTGTAACCCTCTGGCTGCATAAAGTCAGGCATTTCGCTACGCTTGTGGACAAAATCAGCGTATCGGGGATGTGTTTTAACATCCAGAACATTATTAGAATAATAAAAGGTTATGTCGCATGGAGTCTTTAATACATATCCAGTTCCAAGAATGTCGTATATGGCTGGGCAGGCCTTCCATGATGGAACCTTTCCTCCATCTGGACCAATCACCTCTTCACCTTCATGATTCTTCAAGTACCTACTAGAATTCATATACCAATCAGGGATACTTTTTACAGATGGAGAAGGGTTGGTTTTGGTGCTGTCATTTAGCCATGGCCTATTGGCGAGGAACTTAATCTTCATCTGTAACCTTGATTAATATTTTTTTAGCCTCATGCTCTCCATAAGGATTATTGTTATGATCGACTGCGTTTCTGTAAAAATGAGTCCATTCCCCCTTAGAATTCAATTCTTGGGAGATTTCTCCACGCCTTTTAATTCGCTCGGTCCATGAATTTTCAGACATAAAATTAGGCTGTCCAGAAATTATAGATACCTCTGTATTGTTTAATTCTGAAAGAGAAATGGGAAGAATTGATGCAACTATAGTTCCAGCGGGTATTGTAATTATTTCTTTTGCCTTAGTCACCATAATTGCTATTGGTAATGATCCTATTAATGCTGATGTACTTATTATTGTGCTAATACACTGTATGCCATCTAAAAATATATTTGGAGGGGGCGTTGTCATAATAGAAATATTTTCTTCTGGAGAAAAATATAGCCCCGTTTCAAAACTGATGCTTCTATTTCCTCTATTTGTATGGGCAAAGTTTCCGCCCTTGATAATTTCTATGTGATGGTTAGAAGAAGTATTGACTCCATCCCACCTGAAAGAAAGATCTTCTTTGAACGCAACTCCTAGTCCAGCCCTATTTGCTAGTGAAACGGGAAAGCATTGATAGGCATGTCTATCAAACGTGGCGTCCATCCAGTCCCTATTCATTGGTAATTGATCTAAAATAGCGGGAGAGCCTACATCCTTATACACTTTTATTTTCATTATGCTCCAGTTTCTTGATAAAACTCTGGACGATGATATTTATCTGAATAATCTAACATAGTAACTATAGAGTACTTTGTTCCTGACTTTACTGGCATAGCGGTATGAGGATACATAAAGTTTGATGGAAATACAAACAAGTCTCCTGCCTGCGGCTTTACAGTAAGTTTTTGAAGACTAAAACTTAATTCTCCACCCTCATAATTATCATTTGGATATCCTACAAGGGACACTACGCAGTTATAAGAGTATCCGTGATCGTGATGCTCCCTAAAATGCTGACCTGGACCGTACTTTACAAAGTTCATAGCCTCCCAATATCTTAACTCTCCTATATTGAAATACTTACAATACGCTTGGGCTGCTGGGAAGGCTCTTTTATAAACTGAGTCCCATAGTTTTTTTAGAACAGTACCTGACAAAGAGTTATCGTTTTCAATATCGCTTCTTTTATATTTAAAATCAAAGCAGTCCCTGTAGTCGGGGACTTTCATGCCATATCCAACCATTGCTTCCATAAAATCATATTGATTAGATTTGTCTTGAATAACATCTTCAAGCATATCTATAGATTTAGTAGGAATAGCATCTCTAAATACGAAAATACCTGGCCCAAGTTCTTCTACTGATGACCAAGTTTGTTCTTCTACAGTATAGAAGTTTTCTATTTTTTTTGCTATATCTTCAATGCTATTCACTAATATACCAATCTTTGATCTTGTTCTCTGTAAGGATAATATCGTAGATTTCCACGGGAGTTATAATCAGTCATCACTACTACTGAGTATTTTGTTCCAGATATCATTGGCTTAGAGGCATGTTCATATATAAATGTTGATGGAAACATTACAACGTCCCCCTGATTTGGCTTAATTGTTAAATCAAATCTTGGAAAGTAAAGTTCTCCACCCTCATAGTTATCATTTAAATATGCAACAATTGAAACTGTAGTAACATATGCTGGACCATGATCAGCATGAATATTAAAATGGTGCCCAGGACTTTCATATTTAACAAAGTTAAATACTTCAAAATAGTTCACTCCTACGCCCCAATATGCTCCATAATCTTGTGAGCATTGGTATATACTTCTAAATACTGACTCATGCATATCATAAAAGATAGAATTGCTTTCATCTCTATCTCCCAGATTATTTTGACCAATCTTAAAGTCTAGGCAATACCTCGCCTCTAATAGAGGTTCATTTGACTCTGTTACAATGGCTGGCTGCCAGTTGTATTTCGTTGATGGCCCTAGATTTTTTTCTAAAGTATCTATTGAATACTCGCATGTATCTTTTGGGATAGCCCTATTATATATATTAATTCCCAGGGCTGGATTGGTTACTGAAACATTCCCAATAAATTTTTCTGGCATTCTGTGGGCATCAGTTTCTTCCCGATTTTTATTAAGCCAATCGTTCATAAGTTTCTTTCTTCTAATTATTCAAAGTAGCCGATGGTGCCTTGCACGACATAGAAATTATTTGGACTACTCATTATATTGTACATTATTGAAGAAACCTCTTCAAGTTCTATGTTATTAATTTCTATAAACTCTGATTTTTCATAATTAAACAACTTATATGTTGTATCTATTTCAGTAGGCTTTTTAAATGAAACTATTCCTTCATTTTCCACTAAGATATTTAGATTATCAGGGTACACTTCACCATCTATATACACAAAGTTCTGAGTTTCGGAATAGGAAGAAATACTACTTATTTCAGTGTTTACCTGATCTCCAATGCTTACACTATTAGTTCCTAGCCCATCTATATTTACTGAAACTAGAGAATCGCTTTCAGTCAAATACTTAGCCTCTAAATATCCATAGTCAGATGTAAGAATCATTACTTTAGAATCATCTCTTAACTGATTGGATGGTGCAGTTTTAGACGGAGGGAAACTTGGGAAGAACGGTGGAAAGAATGGGAAGAACGGAGGGAAGAATGGGAAAAATGGCGGGAAGAATGGAAAGAATGGAGGAAAGAATGGAAAGAATGGGAAGAACGGTGGAAAGAACGGTGGTGGTGCTGATGTTGTAGCACTTGCCGTACCAGATCTAAGTCCTCCTGCTCCAATAGCAGTAACTGTTACAGTATATGCAGTGCTTCCCGTAAGACCAGTAACATTAACTGTAGCCCCGCTAAAAGAAACAGTTCCTCCTGCTGGGGAGGTGCTTCCTATATATTGCCACCTTGCATCATAATTACTAATATTAAATGTTAAAGTATTAAATGTCGTGGCTGTATTAGAAAAGACAGGAATGGGTGGAGCCATTGGTTTATGAATTCCTGGAATTCTACCATGTCCAGAAAATTTTGAAACAAACGCCATTATGCAAACCTTGCTAAACTTCCAAGTACTATGAAGGTATTATTTGCTGTCTTTAATATTGTAAATGTATAAATATCTGTACTATTAGCATTACCCGCTGCTGGGGCAAGGGCGTCTGCCCATCTTGGAGTTACAGAAATTCCGTCTATCTGAAATGCTGTAGCGCGATATGGTGTAGCCCCATTGCTTAAAAGTATTGTTACCGTAGCGGCCTGACCAATTAATAGATAAGAGTTTAAAGATACAGTAGAACTTGCGCGAAAGTTAAACGTCCAATTAGCCGCTGTAGTTGTTGTAAAATTATGTATACCAGAATTTGCAAAATCTATATTTAGAGTTCCAGTAGGGGTTGTAGTATTTGTTGTAAAATTTTCTATGACTTCATTTGTTACCAATGAAGATCCTGCCACAACATTACCAGTAAAAGTTGGAGATTCTAGAGAGGCCTTAGTTGCTAAACCACTATTGAATGTTGCCAACAATGTATCATAGTTTTCCTCAACTGTATCGGCTAGACTATCTAAAGTCTGATTGATAAGAGTCGTAGTTGTAGTAATATTACGAATATCAACATCGTCTAATCTAATTCTATTAATAGGCATTGAGTATCCCCTTCTTTATGCCTGAGCCTCTGTCCAAGAAATTCTTGCAGCAATATTAGATGCAGTGGATGCTGAAAGATTTCTTGCTGTGATCAATAGTACGTCTGGTCCTACTGGGAAACCAGGATTCAATGTTCCCGCCTGTCCATCTCCACTAAGAATAGATGTTCCTAGATCTCTAGCCCTTGACAAATCGAAGGAGGTGGCGGAGAAGTTAGCGCCTCCACCGTTTTCTGCGTAGAATGCAAAGGCCCTATCTCCTCCAGTAAATGCACCTGTCGCAGTAGCGGCAATGGCATTGTAGGTAGCAGTGCCATCAAAGTATACGACCTGAGCCAAGGAGCCTGATCCAACAGACACAGTATCCCAGTTTGTTGGGAATGTAAGGCCTCCTCCAGTAATTGTTTGTGGATTAAGAATTCCTTCAATAAGGAATAGTCCCTGTGAAGAAACCTCCATGCTGTTGAGGGTCAACTGCATACGGTTTACAATTTCTCTAATACCAAAGTTCTTTCCTATTCCAGAATCCGCTGATGGAGCAATTCTGATGGCTAGTAGTGGTCTTTGTGCGCCTGCTGCAACGCTCATGTACCTATTCATACCAGCGGTGAAGATAATAGACTTATCATCGTCATATCTACCGTCCATGATAACTGAGACACCCCAATGGCTTACTACTGGGGCACAGTCACTATAAACATATTGAACAGACACTTGACCATTTGATCCTGCGCCAGACAATGATGCGTCAGGGGTAAATGTTACGTTAGAAGCCGTTCCACCTAACTGATATGCCGTTGATGCGAATGATCCAGAAGGATTAACTCCAGCATATGTCCATGTAGTTCTTCTTGTTAGTCCTGATATTGGGTATCCTCTAGCACTAGAATTGTATTCACCAATGCTTGTATACCTAATCATTTCACAATTTACATTGTCTTTTACTAAAATCCAGCCACTTGAGGGCCAGTTGACAGCATCTTCAACATAAAGTGTTCCATCTGATGAACCAAGGGCGCTACCTCTAGCAATTGATGCTCCTGCCACTAATCTAGTAGTTGGACCATAGTTGATTGCTTCAAATCTTCCTGGTAGGTTTCCAGAACGCATATATGCAGAAGTATTCACATTGTTATTTGGCATCTTGTGGCAATAAATAACATCTCCATTAGGTCCACGGAAGCCAAATCTAATATGTCCTGCGCCATACCATGTGTAATCAATATAGGCCATCTGCATCTTAGAGAAGTCCATATTGTATCCTGATGGACCATTTCCATCCATAGTGTCCATATTCCATGCAGACTGAGGAATTCTAAATGTTTGTGTCTTTAGGTATCTACAATTGCTTCTAGTTGCACCGCGATAAGCGGGGGCTATGGTTAAAGATGTATCTGAAGCAATGTTTGTAACTAAATAACTTTGACCCTTAATTACAATGTATTCTCCGACAACAACCTGATCTAAAAATCTTGTGTTGGTTCCAGTAACAGTACTTGACGCATTTGTAACAGATACTCTTCCAAATAGTTCCTTAACGGAGTCTCTTCTACATGCATAAATAGTCTGACCATCGTATTCAAAAAAGAATCCATTCTGATCATCATATAGTCCTGCTCTTACTGAAGAGCCCTTCCAGTTTACAGCGGTAACGAATATATTTGTTCCACCTGGGGTTGTGTCTGTTGGAATTGATGCAGTTGTGTAGGTAAAAGACTTTGATCCAGTAATACCACTAACAGTTGCAGTGATATTATACTTGTCACTATCTGCATTACCAGCAGAAGATACTACACCTTCAATTTTAATTGATGTTCCAACTTGAAGATTGTGGTCTTGAATTGTATTTACAGTAACGGTATTACCGCTAGCAGAAATAGTATCAATATCGAACGTTGGAGTAAATTTCACACCAGTTGAATATTGAACACCCTTGCCAGATTGGTATCTAAAGTATCTTCTTGTTTGTCTAATCATTTGCGAACCATTTGACGGCCCACCCGTAGTAATCAGAACACCTCCATCGGAACTAGTCCATGCGCTGATGCAGTAGTTACTGTAATAACTGTTCCAGCATATGTCATTGCTGAAGCAGATACTGCTAATGGAATTCTAGCACCGTCAAAGATTCCTCCTCCATAAACCGTGGTATATGTAGAGTCTTGTACTGATCCATTGACTACTCCAAATGCTGTGTATGTAAACGTAGTTGTTGATCCAACTGTATCTACTAAGAATGTTCCGTCAGTAAATGCACTCGTTGAATCTTGAACAACTACAACATCTCCAACCGATAGTCCATGTACTGTATTAGTTGTTACTGTAATTGTAGACCTTGGGCTTTGATTTCCTCCTACTATTGATGCTACGTCAAACGTGGTTGCACCAGTAGTACGAGAATAGAATGATGGATAATTTGCACTTAGGCTAAGACTCTCCCACTTAGATGGCTGTGGGGAGTACTCAAAATCTGTATCGATTAATGACTGTGGAGTTGAAACTCTAAATTTATCAACAGGATCTCTATATACCTCATCTGGTCTAAAAGTTTCTGATGGCTCATCTACAAGAATCTGCAATTTGTCTGTTGAAGACATACCAGCAGTATTGTAGTTAAGGACAATAGTGGTGGTTCCAGTAGAAGCAGAGTATACAAGGGTACTTCTATCTAATGTAGCGCCCTGCCGTGTATTTGTTGATACTGCTGAATATGATGTAGCAGTAAGTGCAGGATCAGAGAAGTTATAAATAACTTGGTTTCTGCTAACATTTGTGATAAGAGTAAGGTGTTCCTGTCTGATATAACGATTTACGACAATCGTTTTTGTAGATGGAGTAAATGTGTAATCCTCTACAACTATTCTTCTAGCCATTAATTAATCTCCTAAGTATATGTCTATTGCCTTGAATGGATAGATAGGTGGTCTTGCCTGTAAATCCACTCCCGGAAACAATCGTGCTTCAAAGTAAGATCCTGGTTCTGGTGGCTCTGGTAATACTATATATCCATCATCATCTATAAAGTACCCAAATGAAGCCAATCCAGATAGCCAGGTCGTGCTTGGCTTTTCTGCAACTATCTGAATTATACCATTGATATTCAATAAAAGCCTAAGTGGATGATCTATTTCTAATGGAGTTCCTAAATATGTTGGTTGGAATCTCGTAGTCCTTCCATCGAAGGTAAATGTATCAATTTGTGTTATTTCTAGTGCTTGTTGGACGAACTGTGTAGTTGCAACTTGAGTTGTATTAGTTCCTTGTGTGGCAGTGGGAGCGGTTGGTGTTCCTGTAAATGCTGGAGAATTTATATTAGCCTTAGAAGAAAGATCTAATGTTCCCCAGGATGCAGTAGTACCATCAGTAGTAAGATACTTTCCAGAATTCCCCGTCTGTGATGGAAGCCCTTCTACAGAAGAGGTTGTTACTCCTGTAATCAAACCCTTGGAGTTTACGGTAATTACTGGAATGGCAGTAGATGATCCATATGTATTTGCAGAAACTCCAGAATTAGCAAGTGTTAGTGAGATAGATGTTGTGCCAGATCCAGAAGCGTCACCTGAAATAGTTATAGATTGGTTACCTGTTAAGTAGGTATTTGTATCTAATGTCCAGGCGTCTGTTCCAGTTCTTTTTAAGAATCCCGTCCCAGTAAGCCCAGAAATAGCAGTAAGGTCTGCATCAAGTGGTTGCTTTTGGGAAAGTGAAGTTGCTATGGTAGATGCAAAATTTGCATCATCTCCTAGTGCTGCGGCTAATTCGTCTAAGGTGTCTAATGCTCCAGGGGCGCTATTGATAAGATTACTTATTGCAGTGCTGACAAAGGATGTTGTTGCAATCTGAGTAGTATTAGTTCCAGCGCTTGCTGTAGGAGCCGCAGGGATTCCAGTAAATGTTGGAGAGTTTAGGTCTGCCTTTGCGGAAATATCTATAGTATTCCATGAGACTACCGCACCATCTGTACCTAGGAACTTTCCAGCGTTACCAGTTTGTGATGGATATGGGTTTATGGTGGCGGGAGATAGAACGACCCATTGGCTACCGTCCCAAACTCTTGCTATTTTTGCCATAGTATAATTATAACCCAAAAACCCCTGTTTTATAAATGACTATCTTCCACATGAACATCCAGATCCGTGACCCAACAAATCCTTAGGTTGCTCACTCATCCAGGTGACAATTATATACTTTATCCCCTTTGATACTGGCTCTGCTGCGTGTAAATACGGATAATTAGAAGGGAAAAGCACTAAAGCAGGACTATCTGGGTTTATAGTGTAATTAAAGTGCTTAAATGTCGTGCCGCCGCCATCATATTCTCCAGGATTTAGATAAATAAGTGCAGAAACATCCCTAGATAATCCTGGTCCATGGTCGGTATGAAAATCATACTTGTCATAAGACTCATACTTTAGTAAACTAAGACCCTCATCCTTACTAACAGAAATATCATAATAATTATTATATTTCTTTACACAATCATACATTATAGGTCTAATTTTTTCCTTGGATATTTCAAGCATATCTAGGTCAAATCCTGTACTAGATCTAATATGTTTAACTAGGTCTCCGCCGCCGACCATTGAATCTGACCATGACAACTTTGACTTATTTACAGACTTAATAGTTTGTTTTGCTATAGATTCTGGAAACTCAAATTGAACTGCTCCAGGGAATATTTCAATAGCCATAATGTCTCCTATAAATATTTCTTCTTTACTCTATACTTCTTTTTATATTCTCCGCCTGATACCTTGCCCTTATCATCATATCTAGTGGCATGAAACTCTGACTGTGCTAAAGAAATTTGTTGCCTATCTAAGTTAGTGGGTTCTGGTACAGAGAGTTCCCAATCATCTCTTTTAAAAGGAATTATTTGAACAATGGGCGTGTTAGCCGGAATGGTTCCCTCAAAATTCTTAGCCATCAAAAAGGGGAACTGGACTGCTATTGGATGCTTATCTGTATCAACAACTCCAGTAAGAGTTAGAAATGGGGAAATTTGATTAAATGGATGGGTAAAAATACAACTGTACCCTGGTGGAGTTTTAATAACATATGGATTACTAAATTTATATGCATATTCATTGTACACGCTACCAACATCTAATCCCCTCAACTGCTCCCATGGATGCATTGTAATTGGCTTTATGCCGCCGTCAACTAATTTAGCGGGGCATTGGCAGGAATGATTTCCTTCTTTATCTACACTCCATACTGATTCATATTTAGTTACTAAATAATACCCAGTAGTAAAAGCGTCAAGGATGGGTATACATTTTTTAGCAGTGAAGTCGGGCTGCTCATCTGGATTATTTCTATTATAGAGCCTTCTTACAGAAGGCAAGTTTTTATACCACTTCGGTATTTCTTTATAGGCTGGCACAGGGTATAGGCAGCCGCCTCCGTATTTTTCTAGATCTAAAAACTCAATCTTCATTTTCTCTCCGTGGTATGTAAAATGTATCTACAGATTCAAATTCTGGATATGATAATCCTGCGTAATCACAATATTCTTTAACTTTTAATTGATTATTAGGATTTTGTAAATATCTATCCGTTCTTTCTATAGATTCTCTATACGAATTTATGCTTGGTTCTGGATTTTGTCTAGATTCTTCAGTATAAAAATCATTATACCAATCCATATATAGATGTGCTAGTGGTAATTCAAAATGCGGGAAAATCATATTATATCCACGGGACAGGGCTTCGATTGAACCAATAAACTCTTCCTCAAAAAATAGGTAGTGCCATGGATATATATATTTATAATCATCGTATAGCCTATGGTCTGAAAAAATAAAATTTGCATTTATTTTTCTAGAATATACATATCCTTCGGGCAATAAATTATCTACAATATTAGATTTTTTTATCACATATGGCAATCCTTTAGTGGTTAAATTATCTACTGATCTTACGGTAACCCACCTTGGTATATGTGGATACATGGGATTTCTTATCAAATCTTCTGGATACAGACCTTGTTCAGTTCCTGTATTGTTTATGGAAGTCCAGCAGGGATACCTTGGCATATTTTCATCAGGTGAATTACGAACATTATCTTTTAATAGTTCATATCCTGGAAGATAGGCAGTTAGCATATGCTTATCTCCAGCAAGGTCCTTAGGAACTGACTTATACATCTCCAAAACTTTGCTGTCCCATGATTTAGCAAAATTTGTATGCCCGTCTATTTGAAGAATATAGTCCTGTCCAGAGTACATAGACATGGCATTTATTCTTCCGTAGCCAACGCCCTCGCTACGATAAAAATTAATAAATTTTTGTGAGATATTTTTACCAGTTATTTTCTTTTTAATTTCATCAATTCTTTTTTTATATTTAAAAGGAACTGAATGGCAAATACCCATATATATATCATCAGGATTGTCTGCCTCATCAAATGCCTTTTCTGCAACATGAAAAATCTCTTGATCTTCCACAGAAGGAACTGATATAAAAATACTATTAGTCATATTTTTTCTTGACCCAAATATTGTCCCTGTACCATCCCATTGGGACAGATCTAACCTTATCTGCTAGATAATTCTGTCTTTTAACACTAAATGTACTAATGGAGGAAATCCATGAACTTCTCTTAATTGGAATTATTTGAGCAATAGGTGTTCCCGATGGAATAATACCTTCAAAATTTTTCTTAAAAAAGAAAGGTATGTTTCCGCCCGTCCACCACTCATCGGCATCCATAATTCCAGATGTTGTAATAAATGGTAAATCAAATCTATTAAATGGATGTGTTATTAATGCACTCCAGCCTTTAGGTAATCTGGCCCCCCATTGTCCACTAAATGCCATATGATCAGAACAATATCCCTCTGGTCTTGGAATTGTGTGACCGATATCTCCATCTCTTCGTCTTAACATCTCTGGTCCATGAAAGTTAGTTTTTTCATGCTTATCTGTATATGGATTTATAGATACTGCATACATCTCTTCTAGAGATTCAGATGTTTTTACATAATAATCTTGCCATGAACAAATAAGGTATCCAGAAATCATTGCATCTAGAAATGGCATACACGATTTAAGTCCACCAGATACATCTCTATCATTTACTCCTGCAACTTTTCCAGTTTTTTCAGAAATAGCAATTTCTGCGTCTTTATACCACCTAGGAATAAATTCTTTAGATGGAATAGGGGCAGGAATATTTTTTAAAGCGTATGGATCTCCTGGCACAAATTTTATCTTTTTAGGCATTAGGTATCACTACTTCTGACCCATCCATTTCAATATAGAACCCCCTTTGAGGATCATAGTTCCATGATTCGGTAATTTGATTATTTGTTATATCAACTACTTCTGGATTGGACATAAGTACAGAAGCGGTCATTTCATCAAGTCTCATGGTTAGGACTACTTTGCCATCTATAACGAACGCTAATGTTTTTTGATTCATTTTGGCACCTCCTCTACATTAACCCTACCCCATTTATTTAATGGGCAACCTGCATTTGCTAATTTAGTTTTTTCTTTCATAAAGCATCCACATTTTTTACACTGAAAGGTAAGTCTGATTAACTCTGGACATTCTTTACAAATTTCAATTCTTTTATTATATGTATCAGAGTCAACCCTTCCCATTTTTTTATTAAATAGGTCCCATGGTCTTACTGGCTTATCAGACATTTTTACCCTCTTTGTAGAAACTATTTGCTTCTTCATCATATAAATCTGAAATATTTACCTTTAGAGAATTATTATCCAATTCAATAACTAGAGGTTCACTCATAAGTAGATATCCTAGTCTTTCATCACAATGAATTATATCTTCTACAATACCGTCAATAATCAAAGCCAGGTGCATTGGAGCATCCTTTGCCCTGCTATATTTTGGATTTGGTTTATAATATGTGCTATCTACGCCTAAAAGTTTTTTAATTAAATAGTTTTTGTAGGTATCTCTTTTTTTCATTAACTTACTCCGAACTCATCTATTGTTGAACCCTGTTGAAAACTTGAAGTAGATTTTATTATACCATGTTGACTATTTTTTAATGGAGTAGTAATGGACTGAACAACTGAATTACCAATTTGAGAGGTATATAATGTAGTAGAAAATGCTTGAATAGTTGCTTGATTTCCAGAAAGTATTGTTCTAAATGATTGTATGGCTGAACTAAATAAATTAGCACTAATTGTAGAAACAGTGTTTGCTAATGATCTTAGAATAGATACTCTATGCTCAGTCACACAATTACAAGAAAAAGAAGTAAATTGATTACAGTTACCTGGAGCAGTTTGATTACAGTTTCCTGGGGTTAGATATGTACTAGTTGGAGCGCAGCAGAAAACTCCAGATACGTTACAATTTCCTGGTGCTACGTTTTGATTACCGCCAGTAGGTGTTCCATTACATACCCAGTTTCTTGACGGCCCCCAGGGAAATCCGTAGGGTGGCGCCCCATTACCACTATTTGCGCTATTATAAATATTAGCGGGACCATTTTGTGAATTTGGATTACATGTAATTGGATTAAATTGACCTGATGGATATGGAGACCACGTTGGGAAAAATCCATTGCAACAGTTAGCATTACATACTGGAGCATTTACATTTCCAATGCATGTCGGAGCATTAAAGTTTCCAGTGCAACTTACGCATGTTTGACAGACTTGAGTTTGTGTATATACAGATGCGTACCAATTATTTGCATCAGTAACCCAGAATGATGCTCCCATTCCTGGATCTGCGCCAGAAATGCTTACTGTAACATCTGTTTTAGTAAATTTTAAGGTTGCTAGTGCATTGTCCCCTGCCGCGCTTGAAGAAGATGCTTTATTACTAACAATAGACCATACTCCGCGCCAGACTCTCCATCTTTGCCCCTTTATAGTGCCTAGGCCAGATTGATCAGCCCTAGTAAATAAATCAATGACCGAGGTTAGTGCGGATAAAACCGTTAGTCCAAACGCCCTTACTGATCCTGAGGCGCGTGACGAGAGAAGTGGCATTACGCAAAACCTGCCATTGTTCCTATAGTTAAGTATGTTGGTGTGGCAGCGGTCTTAGTAATTGAGAAGGAGTAAATATCAATGCCCGAAGCATTTCCTTCAGTTGGAGCAGATCCTCCCTGCCATCTTGGGGTATGAGATGATCCATCTATCTGAAAACCAGTTTGATAAAATGCTGTAGATCCCTGAGTAACCATAAATACGACCGTTATCGTGCTTCCAACAGGAAGGATTGAATTAAGGGTTGTGGAGGAGTTGCCACGAATATTTAAAGTCCAGTTAGCACTAGCATTAGAAGTAAAATAAAGTATAGACTGGGTTATTACATCAAGATTGATAGTTCCCGTTGCGGCAGTTGCAGAAATTGTAGTTATTTCTTCTGCGCTTAATATAGTCTTATTGGCTAGTGTGTCAGTTGTATTTCTTCCAACAACTGTATCTGTAGCGCTTGGTAAAGATAGTGTACCGCCAGGTGTTACTATTGATGCGGTTCCTAATTCAAGGGCATTTTTGACTTTAAAATTCTTGTCAGGCACCCAGTTCACTCTCCCCAGGATTTGATAGTTTTATTATACCACGGATGTTCTTACAACCTTAACAGTTGCAGAAGTGGAATTGGCATCAGTTATTGTAATTAATAGTTTGTTAGTAACTGGTCCACCGCCTGGGATAAAACTATCTGTAGTTATTGTATATGGGATAGTTCCTCCAGATTCTACTATTCCATACTGAACTATATCAAGGTCCACTGAAGTCATTAATGCTTTAAGTACTGTAACCTTAGACCCTTGCTTAATTTGAATTAAATATTCACAGGAGGAAAATTCTGATTGAACAAAAGAGTCTATGTCTGTAGCGCTTGTGGATGATACTGTTGTTGTTATAGTATCAATGTACGCTGTTGAGTCAACAGAAAGTCTCTCCGCATTTGCCGTTCCAGTAAATGTGGGACTGGCTAATCTTGCTATTGCTGAATCAATATATGTTGATGATATAGAAGATCCTTGCCATGTGCCAGAGCCAATAGTTCCAAGTGTTGTGATATTTGAAGATCCCGCCCATGTTGATAGAGCCGTATTTTCAACATTTCCAAGGCCTACAGATGACTTATCTAATGTCTGCCATGACTTATCTCCCCGCCAATATTGGCTAGTTGTACCAGAAGTTATAGTTGGCTCTTTACCACTTAATGCCGTTGTAACCGTTGTTGCAAAATTGGCATCGTTTCCTAGTGCAGTTGCAAGTTCATTTAAAGTATCTAAAGTAGATGGAGCAGACGCTACAAGATTAGATATTTCGGTGCGAACAAAGGCTGTGGTAGCAATTTGTGTAGTATTAGTTGCTGCACTGGCGGTAGGTGCAGATGGAGTTCCAGTAAGTGTGGGGGATGATAAAGGTGCATATGTAGATAAGTCTATAGATCCCCATGAAACTACTGAACCATTAGTAGTTAAATACTTTCCTGAGTTACCGCTTTGGTTTGGAACTAATACGTCAATTGAAATATTGTCATAGTCTGGAAGATTTTCATTAGCGTCTACCCATATATCTCCTAGTTGTGGGGAGGCGGGTGCGTCGTTCTGGTAGAATACTTCAAATACCCCTCCCTCAACATTTTGATTTGTCCACAGTCCCGTGGCGGAATCATATTTTATAGACTGACCAGTAGTTGGGCTAGTTATTAATACATTGTGTAGTTCTTCTAACTCATATCCATTTTGTACTTTAACAAAAATTTTCCCAGAAGACGCATTACTTTTTAAACAGTATCCTATAAATACAGAATGGTTTGGAGGAGTTGGTTTAGTTTGAGTAATTAATCCAGCAGTTGTTGATAGCCATAAAGCAGATCCTTCTGTAAAAGAAGACGTATCAACATTTGAAACTGCCCCAAATGTCGTTACAAATCCTTCTGCACCGTTGGTAATATTTTCAGAAACGACTCCAAATGTTTTTGATGATGTTGTTTCAGAAGATGCAGATGCCTTAGATATACTAGGTCTTTGTCCCTGGGCTCCAGAAATATATACAACGGTGCCTTTTGTTAAAGTAGACCCAGTTCCGTTATAGCATAAAGATACTTCTTCCTGACCAACAGGAAGTTTAACATTTCCACCTTTAAGACCTACCTCAAGGGTGCCCTCTCCATCGTTCCACGCTATTGCTCTTTCTGGAGTAGAAGCGGTACTAATAGTTCCAGTTAGGTCTATTGGGTTAAAGAATCTCTTAGCCATTATTCTCCTTATGTGATTAGGTGGGGGCTTTTGCCCCCACCTTCACAAAATTATCCTACTATTACAGCCTTGTAGTTCACTCCTGTTGTTGGAGCAGAAACAAATCTGACTACTATAGCATTAGTAGTTGATCTTTCTATGTCTACTTCTACTGTGTCATAAGGTGATGCAGCATCGTATACTTGAACCTGTACTTCTCTTGTACCAAGGTTATGTGTAATTGTAAATGCTGTAGTAGAAGAATCTCCAGTAATGTCACCAGAAACTTTTCTAACCATATTATAGAATGCTGAACCATTGTTTGTAAATGTCCAGGAGTCTGTAGTTTCATTCCATAGAATAGAAACATTTGCAGAATCTCCACGCTCTACTTCAAGACCCGCATCAAGGGATGGGGCTCCAGTAACGCCCTTGTTAAGAAGAACAACATTGTCTTCTACTTCAAGTGTGGCGGTATTAAGTGTGGTCGTTGTTCCATCTACTGTTAGATTTCCAGAAACAACTAAATTGTTGTTAACTGTAGTGTTTCCTGTAGCAGCACCAATTGATAGTGTTGTTGCAGCACCACCGATATTCAATGTAGTTGCATTTGCATTAAACAATGATGCTGTGGTAGCAGTAGTTGTAACATCTCCACCATTAACAGCAGCATCGCCAGTTAATGTAATTCCTGCAAATGATGGTGAGTCAGAAGTTCCAACTGCCTGACCAATTGATACTGTAGGAGACCATCCCTCTCCAGCAGTACCAGTAACAGTTACGCCAGTTCCACCAGTTATATCGTTAACATAATTTCCAGTTGTATCTGTACCTAAGGCGACAGAATTAGCAGCAACAGTTGTTTCTATTGAAATAGTTCCACTAGAGACATTGCCTGTTCCAGTTACATCCCCCGTTAATGTAACAGTAGAAGCAGCGCTTCCTCCAATTGCTAATGGTTGCCATGCTGTACCATCGTAAATCTTTAATCTGTTATTAGTTGAATCAAAGTAGACCCGACCCTTTACGCCAGTAGGCTCTGAAGCCGCAGGCAAATTCTGAATTACGGCATTCTGCAATTCATTGGTGCCGAGGTCTAAACTAACTAAAAATCTTTTAGCCATTTATTTTTCCACCTCTCATGATAAATATGCCTTTCCAGCGAAAGGATCTCTAAATGTTGCCACTAGAGTATTTGCGTTGATAAATTGGTAATTTCCGATTACCGCGCTTCCCGCAGAGTCAACGATCTCTACATTTGGGAAGAATCCTAAATTATGGTTTATTGTCCATGTATTTGAAGCAGTTCCTTGAACATGCGTATAGGCTCCAATTCCTGGGTCTCCCTGTGGACCTTGTATTCCCTGTGGACCTTGAACTCCTTGTGGGCCTTGAACTCCAGAGGCCCCAACAATAACATTGTTTTCAACTCTCTCTACAATTACTCTTTGCTCTGTCATCGTACCACCGCTGCGGATACTGAAAGATATCCTTTAAGAATTGTAGTTTGCTGACCAGTTTGGCTTGTAATTTGCAACTGATATGCAGCACTTGGAGTAGTAAACTTTCTTGTTTGAGCAGGAGTGAATGTAATTGTCAATTCTCCATTTGGCCCATCTATTGTTATTCCACTGGATGTTGTTACCGATGCACAAAGAATCTTACCCGCTGGCTCGTTTCTTACGTCCATGCGAGCGGTATAATTAGTTAAATTTATATCTGTACCATTAGGATTTTGATACGTTACCTTTATTGAAAACGTATCTCCCTGGACAACTTTAAAATTAACTTCTTCCATATAATATGCACCTCTTTACAATAAATTATAACATCTATCAGGTCTAATACAGAAAGCCCGTCGATTGACGGGCTGACTGCATATTTAAGTATTTATGGCTTATCTGCACCAAATAATTTAATCCATGTTGTCTTATTTGGAAGACCATCTTGTCTGTCTGGATTAATTCCAATTTGTGCTTGATACCTCTGAACTGCTTTTATTGGATACTTTTGAGTACCTAATGCTAATGGTTTTATTTTTAGCACTCCAACATCATATAGTCTACAGGCTACTCTCCAGGCTGCCTTATTAGCAATGCCATCAGTATAAGCCTTAAGCGCTGCGGTACGAGAAGGAATAGTTCCATCCCACATAACTGGCTTCATACGCAACTTAACTTGATTTCTCCAATATGGGGCGTTGTATGGAGACGGTGTTGAACTTCCTGGATATTCTTTCCAGGCACCATCTATTGTGTCATTCTTGCGGCCCACACTTGGAGATGGTCCATTAGGATTCCATCCATGGCATCCATCTGTGTAGCATTTATGCGTTCCAATTGACTT